CTAAGAGCTGTATTTGATGCCGGCATATTATCTTACTCTTTCTAAAAACACATCTATTTGCGTCGGTGTGGCGTTATTTACTATGTAAAACGATATTGAAACTTGAAACGCATTCAAATCGTCTCTATTTTGAACCACAACATCTCGTAATTGTGCTCTAGGTTCAAAGTTTGTTATTACATCTTTTACTGCCTGTTTTACATGTTGGGCGGACAAAGATGTCATGTTTTCAAACAACATTTTACGAAGCTGACTTCCAATTTCCGGATGAAATGGTTTTTCGTAATTACCCAAATATAGTAGATTACGAATAGAGCGGATAACAGCTTGATCGCCGACACGAGTTGCCACATCCTTCGTTGCCGGATTTTTTCTAAAATTTAAATCTAGATCTCTAAATGTTCTAACTGAATTTATTGCCATGATTTATTTATCTAAGAAATCCAAGAAGTTTTTGTGTTCCGATTTGTTCAAGAAGAAGTTTTCCGCAAGGATTTTGATAAAAAGATTCAACTAATGATGATAAAGCTGCTTCTTGTAGTCTATTCAAAGCATCTTGAAACCAGTTATTATCAGCATTAATAATACTCTCTAAAGTGTTTTTTATCTCATTCAATCTTGAAGCAATTGCAGTCGCATCAGCAAGGCAATTGTTTATTTGCTCTATCATACCTGCAATTTCGCTAGTATATCCGTTCAATAATTCGTTTGAAAACAATCCTGTCATACCATTTAATACGCTTAAACAATCAGATATTCCCTCAATTGCACTAGACAAATTGCCCAAAGAACGACCAACTGAGACAATTTTATCAAGTCCCGCAGTTGAGTTTGTTCCTTGAGCGATAACTCCAGATAAAATTTGTGTGTGAATGCTAAACAATGACAGCTGTTGTGATAAACCTGAAATCCCACCAGTTCCCAAAGCGTTCGTTATTTGTGTTTTCTCGCCACCAGATAAACATGTGCTATTATTTACGATATCATACATTTCTATCATGTTTTCTTGCATACCAAAAATTGCATCTCCAACAGGATTTTGGAATACTGCGCTTCTACCCGAATCAACAATCGTTTGAAAAATATCTTTTTGCGTTTCCGATGCAATAACACCCGATGGAATACCGCTAGGAGATATAAGGGGTTGTGGTATTGGAACAGGTGAATTTGTATTAGGATTAATTGGTGGCATTATTCTCTCTCTTTCATCATATTGTTATCCTGCAAAAACAGTTGCTGAACCAGTCATTACTGTGGATCCACATTCAATTGCATCGCCTATTCTTCCGCAACCGAGACCATTTATAAAAACGGTAGATGATCCTGCAACTAAAACACTATCATGACAACCTTGATTTGGACAGCAATGATTTGTCCAATGATCGCTTTGACGATGTATTCCGCGCCCCTCTACAAATACATCAGAACTAGCTGTATCATTTTGACGCGAAGGAAAGCATCCATGGCCCGAACACATATCAGATAATAGAGTTACTCCTGGCATTTTATCCTCTAGTCAATTGTAATAATTTTTCTATTTGTTTTTCTACAATTTCTTTGCGATTTGGCCACTTGATGTATATCTTTTCTGGGTTTTTTGCTAGATTATTTAACAAAGGTAAAATCATGTCTTCTACTTTTTTTAATCTATCTCTTATCTCAAGTTCAACAAGACGTTTATGTTCGTCTACATCAACCTTAGACAAAAGATTATCTAGCTTTTCTTCAAGTTTCTTTACGTCTTCTGTTGCAGCTGGTGCAACAGGAGTTGGCGGAATTGTCAATGATTTTAGATACTCTTCCTCATCAACCGCACTAAAACCAAAATCGTTCTCTGCCATTTTTTACCTCGTTGTTAAGCTAGTCTACTAAGTTTCGTATTAAATTGTGCAAAATTAGGACGAAGTGAATTATCTCTTGAGTCGGTCACAAAATTTATTTTTTCCCAAGGAACTTCATTTTGCGTCAAATAATTCTTGCCGTCAAAAGTTATGTTTTTATTTGGATCAGACGACGTTCTATTACCAGAACGTCTATAACTGACATGTATCCATCCGTTTGCAATTGTGGCATATTTTTGTCCACTATTCAAATCGGGAACTTCGTAAATCAATTGATCATAATTTAAATTGTTTTTTATCCATAAAACAACATCTAACAATTCTTTTCTATTTTTGCCTATTTGAAAATCACATGCCTCACCTAAACCATGTTGTGCTTGATCTTCACCCAATCTCCATCCACTCGTAATAGTGAGCGGACCAAATCTAGCCCTAATTGGCTCAAGAACTCTCTCACATAGTGCTTGTAGATTACATGCTGCATCAGACTCTTTTGCAAGAACTCCCGCCTTCGTCTTTTGTGTTCTAATTCTAAACATTTCTGATCCGGACATGCACATCTGTTTTAGCGTGAAATTAGTAGATAGTCTCTTGCTATAATCTGCTTCCGATAGTGGCTCAGAGAAATCACCGCATGTAACAGGTTCATTGTTAGCAACATTTGCAGGTGGTTGATCATTCGGCACATCTGCCTTACCGTCTTCCAACACACCGGGAACATTGCTAATGTCGGGACTTACATTCATTGTAACCCCGGCAAATGTGAAAGATCCAGTACCGCCAGGAACTTGTCTTCTTTCTATCACAGCGTTTTCGGGCGTGTATGTTTGTTCAACATATTTTGCTGTTGCTCCAGGAGGATTGAAATCTATTCTGGGCGCAACAAATTTCATCTCCCCTGTAGAAACAACTTGATATGTTCCTTTAACGGAAGTTGTCATGTCGCCGCCAACTTTTAGATCCGCGTCTCCTCTAATAAACAAAGCAGCTTTACCATTTACCGTGATATTGCAATCGCCAAAAACATTGATATTGTTATCAGACATGATAACTTCGTATTTGTCTTTTGTGACTTTTGTCACGCGAGTTCCATCAGGATACATTTCATCAAATGTACCAGAACGATGAGCTATGTGAACACGTTCGGCACCCGGAGTATCATCAAACTCCATTATATGACCCGATTCAGATTCATATACATGATTGTATGGATAAATCGCATTATATCTTGTTACAGGTTCATTCCAATAACCCTCACTTGCAGTCAATACATTTTTTATGGATGTCTTTTTTCTTTCACCTATGAACGTACTATCAATTTCTTGATTTCTTGCAAGACGACTTATAGTTGGCTCATTCGTATAATACGGAAATCTTGCTGGCTCAGTATTCAAGAAGGTCACACCTTTACCATCCGTAGAATATGTCTTTTGACCAGGTATTTGCGGCGACTGGCTCAACTCAGTATCATTTCTTGGATCAGAAAAGCCCTTGTCCATTCTTGGAGTAAATTCTGGTATACCTGGAACTATTCCGAGCATAACCGGAAACTGTGCATCATCAGAATCCAAGAAGAAACCGAAAACCATATTTCCTTCTCTTGCAGAGGAAACGGTAGACGAATTTGTGCTTAGTGGAAGTATAGGATGTGCCCAAGGCAAATCGCTTGTTGGTATTTGATTTTTATCTTCCGTGTGCCAACCAAATATACGAACTTGACATCTACCTAAAGATAAAGGATCTTTGCGATTTTCTACAACGCCAAACCACCAAACAAAACCATCAAGACCCATAAAGTTATTACGATTTATCATTGTCTTTTCAATCCATTAATAAGAGCACTTGATGTGCTAGCTCGCGGATAGTTTGCAGACAAACAATCTCTTGTTGCTTCAACTATCATTTCATATTTTAAATTACTAATTACATGTCTTATTGCCGTTATCAAATAACGACCACTGTGATAAGGATTTATATTCTTATCTCCCGGAACTTTTGTTTGAATTAGTGGTATTTCAAACTCAATTATATCACCAACAGTCAAGTTTGTATCGCCGGGAATGACCATTTTTAGTTTGAAGTAGTTCAATTGATTAATTTGTGATATTCTTTGCAACATCCACGACTCAACTAAATTTGGTGTTATTCCAGGTTGTTTTGAAACAATTCCTGAATATGTATTATGATCTTTATTTGTTGGATACATTCTCATCAATGAATAATAGTTATTATCTACGGTATTGTTGAATCTATCTTTGTATCCATTATTAAATGAAAATCCAGGTCCGGCATATGATTGAATATCATTTTCAATATGTTTAGTCTTGTTAAAAAAATCTGAGTAATTTAGTGTAACATCACTCAATTTTAACTTTGTCAAATCAATTGTTTTCAAAATACTTGAAAACATACCTGAATTTATTCCAGACAAAACATCAAACGTATTCATGAATTCATACTTATGAACCTGTTGTATTTCAACCGTTGAATCTTCTTCAGGTATATCGGTATTTCTAACTCCATATTTGTATTTTGCCCTTGTTTGTTTCTTGAACAATGTTTCCAATGATTTGAAATGATATCCTTCAGAATTCTCATAAAACATGAAATTTGCACCAGAACCTCTATCAGACAATGATACGGTTCGTGAAGCTAGCCAACTTACTGCTGCTAAAGGATTCATGTATGGAATTATGATATCATATCTTCCTCTTGTCGCTTCTATATTGCTTTCTTGATATTTTCCTCCAACAACCATAAGTTGTTTTGATAAGATGTCTTTGACAATATCAGATATTGTTTTCCCGCGATATGATTTAGAGATACGTTTGGAAATAGATACTAGATTTTCTTCTGAACAAAAATACAGAGCATATGATTGAACACCACCACTTTCATCTTTTATTTGTGGTCCAACCATTTTATAAATTCTTAAAATCTTATCTAATGAAAAACTATCAGATGAGCCCGGTTTAGATAATCCTATATTTAAAAATTCAAATCCTGACAATGGAAGATTTGCAAAAAAATCATTTGAATCATTCAATATAAGCTGACCCGATATAGTTGAATTGTATATGTCTTCAAATATTGATAGTTCATTCAATTGTGGAAAAACATCTATTGTTGTTCCATTAGAACTTGTAATTACAAGACTATATAAATTATAGCCTTTTTCTGACACATAGTATTGTTCTTCTGACATTACTTAATCAACTATTTGTTACTAAGGCAAGCAATTCACTTTCTATTTGACTTGCATAAGATTTATCAATAATTTTTATTGAACGTTTTGACTCATTCAATTCGTTTTCATAGTCATAATAAGTCAATGCATTTTTTGTTGTGACTATTTTCACAGTATTTCCGTCTTTCAAATTTATTGTTTCCGTAGTTGTTGATGCCAAATTTGCATATGTATTGTAATCAAGTTCATATCTATTTACTGTTACTGCAGTTGTAACAGAATCAGTTTTTGTTATTATTTTTTCATAATGATGTATTCCAGTCTTACTATTTTCAATAGATCCATACTTATCAATAAGAAAATTATTGAAGTTTTCGTATGTAAGTGGCCAATCATAAAATGGATCCACAATATTATTTGCAAATAATATAATCCAATGACGACTTGTACTGCCATAGTATTTGTACGCTAGACTTTCTGGAGTATCTCCATCTGTAACATCATATTTGTAGAAAACAAATAATTCATTTT